AGGTGAGCCAACTTATGACTTAGACGATGTTGAGAAGAAGATTGCTGAGAAGATGGGCTTTAGTGCAACTACAGATAGTCGCTTCAAGATACTAGAGATGCACGTTGACCTTGACTTAGAAGGTTATGAAGATACTGATAAAGATGGTGAGAAGACAGGAATTGCACTACCTTATGTCGTAACTATAGAAAAGAGCACAAATACAGTGCTTGCCATTAGAAGAAACTATGACCAAGATGACAATACTAAACAAAAACGCCAACATTTTGTGCATTATGGTTATGTGCCAGGGTTTGGCTTTTATCATTTTGGATTAATTCACTTAATTGGTGCATTTGCTAAATCTGGAACTATGATACTTAGACAGTTAGTAGATGCAGGTACACTATCTAATTTACCAGGCGGGTTTAAGTCTAGAGGACTTAGAATCAAAGGTGATGATACTCCTATCTCTCCAGCAGAGTTTAGAGATGTAGATGTGCCATCAGGTAGTATTAGAGATAATATATTACCACTCCCTTATAAAGAGCCAAGTCAAGTATTAAATTCACTTATGAATCAAATTATTGATGAGGGTAGAAGATTTGCAAGTGCTGCTGATTTAAAAGTATCTGATATGTCAGCTAACTCACCTGTAGGTACAACCCTTGCGATATTAGAAAGAACACTTAAAGTAATGTCTGCAGTTCAAGCTCGTATACATTATGCGATGAAACAAGAGTTTAAATTAATTAAAAATATTATTAGAGACTCTACTCCGCCAGATTATAAATACGAACCAGACACAGGTTCTAGAATGGCAAAACGTGATGACTACAATAAAGTAGAAGTCATACCTGTCAGTGACCCAAATGCTGCAACCATGTCACAAAAAGTGGTTCAGTATCAAGCAGTCATGCAGTTAGCACAACAGAATCCAGATATCTACGATATGGTAGAACTTAACCGTCAGATGTTAGATGTGCTTGGTGTTAAGAATGCAGAAAAATTAATACCACAGAAAGATAATATGAAACCTATGGACCCTGTTACAGAGAACATGAATATTATTAACAGTAAACCTGTGAAAGCATTTATTTATCAAGACCATGAGGCACATATTAAAACTCACTTAGCATTTATTAATGACCCTAAAGTTAGAGAACTTATAGGACAAAGTCCAAATGCTAACAAGGTATTTGCAGCGATGGAAGCACATATCGCAGAACATATTGCCTTTGCTTATAGGAACAAAATTGAAGAAGAACTTGGAGCTCCTCTACCACCACCAGATGAACCATTACCTGAAGATGTGGAAGTTGAACTATCTAGACTTGTTGCTAAATCAGCTGACCAGCTGTTACAAAAGAATATGGCTGAGGCGAAGCAAGAACAGATTGCACAACAGGAAGCAGACCCACTTCTACAAATACAGAAACAAGAGCTACAAATTAAACAGATGGAAGCTCAAGCTAAAACTAAGAAAATGACAGACGACTCTGCTCTTGATGCAGCAAGACTTGAGTTAGAGAAAATGAGAATAGAGTCGCAAGAAAGAATCGCTGGTGCCAAACTTGGTGCTGACGCAGTCAACCGACAGAAAGAGTTGGATGCAAAAGAATTTATGGAAGGCACTAAGTTAGGTGCTGAAGCCGTAAAACGACAGAGAGAAGAAACGTAATTAAACGCAAAGGAGAGAGAAATGGACGAAACGTTAAAGATTTTGGCCAAGCAGTTGGCTGAAGAAGAACAACGCATTAAAGATGACATGGCACAAGGTAGAGCCGAGGAATACGCACAGTATATGCATGCTTGCGGTATTATACGAGGTTTTCAAATTGCTCAAGGACTCATAGGTACGTTAATTCAAAACATACAGGAGGACGATGATGAGTAGTATACAGACCCCAAACAAAGAGATTATAACTCCAAACGGCACCCCAATACCTAGTGCAAAAACTGGAGAGAACGAACATAAACCCACACAATTACCTGAAGTAAAAGGCTATCGAGTATTATGTGCTGTACCAGAGGTCAAAGAGTCTTATGACAGTGGGATAATTAAATCTGATAAAACTAGAAACATTGAGGAACACTCAACGGTAGTTTTATTTGTACTGAAGTTAGGAGATATGGCTTATTTAGATGATGAGCGATTTCCTACAGGTCCTTGGTGTAAAGAAGGAGACTTTGTTATAACAAGGGCATATTCTGGAACTCGAATCAAGATACATGGAAAAGAGTTTCGCATTATTAATGACGACACAGTAGAAGCTGTAGTGGATGACCCACGAGGCTATGAACGTGCATAACATGGAGAGCAAAGATGGCAAAGACAAAAATAGTCAATGAAATCCCTGAAGAATTAGAGATGGAGGGAGAGGAAGTTGAGGTAAAGACTACAGAAGCCGAAAAAGCAGCTTCAGAGGAACAGACAGGTGATATTGAGATTTCAAAAGAAGCAGCTAAAAAAGAGGCTGAACCCGTACAAGGAGAGTTAGAGTTTGATATTGAAATTGAAGATGACACTCCAAAAGCAGACAGAAATAGAGAGCCTTTACCTGAAAATGTAAAACAAGAGCTTGAAGATGATAATTTAGAGGAATATTCTGAAAGAGTAAAAAACAGAATGGCTCAACTTAAAAAAGCTTGGCATGATGAAAGGCGTGAAAAAGAAGCTTCTCTTAGACGTGAAAAAGAAGCTGAAAGAATAGCTGCACTTCAAATGCAAGAAAACAAAAAGCTCAAAGAAACACTTTCAACAGGTGAAGAAGACTATCTTAAAACTCTTCAAGAGAAATATGCAGGTGATTTAGCTGTTGCTCAAAGAGAGTATAGAGAGGCTTATGATGCAGGCGATAGTGAAAAGCTAGTAGAAGCTCAAACTAAAATGAATGAGGCTCAATATAAACTGGGACAAGCTCAAGATAGAAAGCCTCAGTTTACTAAAGATACTTTACAAACTGAACAAAATGCGGTATCTTCAGAGCAAGAAACAGTAAAACCTAATGTTCCACAGCCAGATGCGAAAGCTCTTGCTTGGCAAGAGAAAAACAAATGGTTCGGACAGGACGAAGAAATGACTTCATTAGCGTTAGGACTGCATGAAAAATTAGTTAGAGGTGGGGTAGACCCATCGTCTGACCAATACTATCATCGTATAAATGAAACGATGCAAAAACGATTCCCTGAATATTTTGGGGAGACTGATTCGTTGGAAGAGGCTAAACCTGCCCAACGCAAACCTTCAACTGTAGTTGCTCCAGCAACAAGGTCAACTGGCCCTAAAAAGGTTAGATTGACAAAAACACAGTTAGCTTTAGCAAAGAAATTCAAGCTAACACCAGAGCAATATGCACGCGAACTAATTAAAACGGAGAATACAAATGGATAAAGCTAAAAGTCGTACAAGTAGAGAAGCGGTAAAACGTGAAGAAACTGATGTTCGAAACAAAGTGTGGGAACCTCGTTCAACATTACCTGAAGTCAATCAAGAAGACGGATGGGCGTATCGTTGGATTAGAACCTCATTAGTTAATGAAGCTGACAACATGAATGTATCCTCTCGTATGCGTGAAGGCTGGGAGCCTGTGAAACATTCAGACCACCCAGAAGTAAATTTACCAGCAAGCCCTAACTCAAGATTCAAGGACGGTATTGAGGTTGGTGGTTTGTTACTATGTAAGATGCCACAAGAAATGGTAGACCAGAGAAATGAATATTACAAGGAAAAAGCCAGAGCTCAGGAACAGGCTGTAGATAACAACCTGATGAGACAGAATGACCCTAGAATGCCGTTATTCTCTGATAAAAAATCTACTGTGACTAGAGGCAAAAGATAATTTAAGGAGATGTTATTATGGCAAGTACAGCCGCACCTTACGGGTTCAGACCCGTCAATTTGATAGGTGGTCAGCCTTATGCTGGTTCAACCCGTCAAATTAAAATTGCGTCTGGATATAACACAAACATTTTCAATGGGTCAATCGTTTCTATTGTAGCGGCAGGCACTATTGAAATAGTTACTACAAATGGCGACAACTCTACTGGTTTTCCAGCAGGAACAGTCGGTGTATTTGTAGGATGTACATATACAGACCCTAACACAGACCAGTTAACATTCAGACAGCACTTTCCAGCAGGAACAGTAGCTTCAGATGCGAAAGCGTATGTTGTCGATGACCCTGATGTAGTGTTCCAAGTTCAAGCAGATGCTTCAGTTGCTCAAGCAGCGTTAGGTTCTAATGCTCACTTAGCAGCGGTTCAGTCTTCTTCTACTGGTTCTACCACAACAGGTAATTCAACTACAGCGTTAGATGCAACTGTTAACACTACTTCAGGATTTGCATTCAGAATCGTTGATTTTGTTGATTCGCCAAGTTCTTCAGTAGGTGATGCGTTTACTGATGTGTTAGTTAAGTTCAACCCAGATAGCCACAGCTATCTAAATAAAACAGGTATTTAAGGAGAATAAATCATGGCAATTTCAAGAGCTCAATTATTAAAAGAGTTGCTTCCTGGCCTTAATGCTTTATTCGGAATGGAATACCAGCGTTATGGCGAAGAGCACGCAGAAATCTACGAAACTGAGACATCAGAACGTAGTTTCGAAGAAGAAACAAAACTATCTGGCTTTGGTCAGGCCCCTGTTAAACAAGAGGGTTCTGCTATCTCTTATGACAATGCTCAAGAGGCATTCACAGCTAGATATAATCACGAAACCATAGCTTTAGGTTTCTCACTAACAGAAGAAGCTGTAGAGGATAACCTTTACGATACTTTATCTGCGAGATACACAAAAGCTTTAGCACGTTCAATGGCTAATACTAAACAAGTAAAAGCTGCTAACGTATTAAACAATGGTTTCTCTGATGCAAACGGTGGTGATGGCAAAGCGTTATTTGCTACAGACCATCCATTAGTGTCAGGTGGTACAAACAACAATTCACAGTCAGTTGCTGCTGACTTAAATGAATCTTCATTAGAAAATGCAGTTATTCAAATAGCTGGATGGACAGATGAAAGAGGATTATTAATTGCTGCTAAACCACGTAAATTAATTATTCCACCAGATTTACAATTCGTTGCAACACGTTTATTAGATACTGAACAAAGAGTCGGTACTGCTGATAACGATATCAACGCGTTGAAAAACAACGGTGCGATACCAGAAGGATATACAATTAATCATTATTTAACAGATACTGATGCGTATTTCCTAACAACTGATGTACCAAATGGTATGAAATACTTTGTAAGAACACCATTAACTACATCTATGGACGGTGATTTCGACACAGGTAATGTAAGATACAAAGCCCGTGAAAGATATTCATTCGGTTTTTCAGACCCACTAGGAATGTGGGGTTCACAAGGTGCTTAATGCACTAAGTGTTTTGAATACTTAGTTTTCTCATAGTTTCTAAGTATTCTTTGAAGCTCTCTACTATCTCTCGTAGGGAGCTTCTTTTTTCTTTTATTTCTCTATAAAAAGCGTATAATTTAAATATCGGGAAACAAGCTTATCTAACTGCCCCGACAGACGCATACAAGATAGATAAGCGTTAACTTTGTATGGAGAATATAGAATGGCTAATTCAACATTTACAGGCCCAGTCAGGTCAGAAGGTGGTTTTACTACTATCAGCAAAAACGCAACGACTGGAGCTATCACAACACAATCAAGCATAAACTCAAGTGGTATCGCTTCATTTGATGCTAACAAATTAGCAACAGAAGCTGGTACAGGTATCACAGGTGGTACAGGAACTATTTACAGAAGTTCTGTATTTAGGTCAGGTGGTGTTATTACTACACAAATCTTGATTGACTTAACAGGTTTAAGGTCAACTGCATCAGGTGATATTATTGGTGTTAACGGCACAAGTAACGTGTGTCACATCGGACAAATCACAGCTGCAGAAAATGGTACTATCTTAACAGGTAGTATGGAGTGCTTTGAAGCACCTGCTGGCGGAGACGCAGATATCAACGTGCATTCTGCTACAGAAAGTACAGGAGTTGAAGATGGAGCTATCAGTGACTTAACAGAAACACTATTAGTGAACTCTGGTGATTTAGCATTAGGTACTAAAGTCT